TGGGAATACTCAACCCGGCAGACCAAATGTTTGACACCAACCTACCGCTGAAAGAAGATTTCGGCTATAGCCTAAGTGTGATAAGCAGGGGCGGCAAGATAGTGCGGTTCAGCGATATGTGCATGACAGCAACGCTCCACACAAAGGGCGGATGCCACGCAGCATGGAATAGCGACAACGACAAGGTCAACGAGGATTGTTGTACCTATCTGTTGGCAACATACCCCGGATTGGTAAAGCCACACGCCACACGCCACAACGAGGTGAGATACACCGGTCCGAAAGCAAAAATCGACAAATCAATATTCGACATTTAGCCATGGCATCAGGAGGATATTACAGCTCCCCACGTTGGAGCAACGAAATAGCAGATTGCAGCATGCCAATGACATTCGACACATACTCGAACTGTTCATTTGGCTGCATGTATTGCTTTGCGCAGTTCCAGAGAGGGTTGGGCAAAGCCAAAGAGAATTATTTGGCAAAGGAAGTCCGCAACGTAAACGTGGACAAAATCAAAAAGATGTTCACCGACCCCGACCAATACGCCGGTCAATTCGCACCATACATCAAGGCGCGAAAGGTTATGCAGTGGGGCGGACTGAGCGACCAATTCGATGGCTTTGAGAAGCAGCGAGGCAAGACCTTGGAGCTACTGCGATTTTTCAAAGACATAGACTACCCGTTGTGTTTTTCGACAAAGGCAGCGTGGTTCACCGAGGACGAGCGTTACATGGAGCTGATCCGAGGGCAGCACAATTGGAATTTCAAGTTTAGCATCATCACGTTGGATGAGCATAAGGCGAAAGTGATTGAGCGAGGAGTACCAACACCGGCGCAGAGGCTCGAAGCAATACGCAGGATTGCCGAAGCAGATGCGGGGGGGGCAACTCTACGCCTACGACCTTTCATCATCGGCATATCTACGCCTACATATTTAGACCTCATACGAGAGGCAGCGAGCAGAGGAGCAACGGCAATGAGCACGGAGTTCTTTTGCTTGGAGCAGCGCAGCCCAACACTCAGAGAGTTCTTGCCGACCATCAACGAGTTGGCAGGGTTCAACGTGCTGGAGTTTTACCGCAAGTACAGCGCACAGAGTGGCTACTTGCGACTGAACCGAAACATCAAAGAGTCATTCATGCGCAACATGAAAGAGCTGTGCGAGCAGGTGGGCATGCGTTTCTATGTGAGCGATGCCCATTTCAAAGAGCTGTGCTGCAATGGAAGCTGTTGCGGATTGCCACCGACATGGAACTACAGCAGAGGGCAATGGTGCGAGGCTTTGCAGATTGCCAAGAAGCGAGACAGCGGCGAGGTGTATTGGGCGGACGTGAGCAAGGACATACAAGAGCTTGTGTCGCAATTCACATGGGCGAGAGCGCAAGGCTTCAACTGCAACAGCAGCGAGCGCAGAGCCAAGTACGAGGGCATGACAATGGCAGACTATATGCAGTGGCTTTGGAACAATCCACAAAGCGGTCAAAGCCCGTACAAGCTATTCGAGGGTGCATTAGTACCCAGCGGCAAGGACGAGCAGGGAAATTTGATTTACAAGTACAACGGAGCTAAATTCTGACGACATGGGCGCACCGGGAAAGAAACTCAGAGACTACAGACAGGCGCAAATAGTGCGCTTGGACATTATAGCGCAGCTATACAAGCGAGGGTACAGCTACAGAGAGATACGCGATGAGGTAATGGCGAGGTTAGACCTCCAATCGTACTCGTTGCAGACAGTCCACAAGGACGTGAAACGTCTTTTGGAGGAGTGGCGAGAGACTCGCTTGGAGAGCGTGGACGAAGCAGTGCAGTTGGAGCTGGAACGCATCAACGAGATTATCCGCGAGGCTTGGGAGGCATGGGAGAAGTCGAAACAAGACGGAGACAAGACGAGAACCAAGCAATTTGGCAAGCTGCAAAGCGGAGACAAGAACGGAGAAGCAGACAGCGGCAAAGGCGATGGCGGCATTGTGACGGTGAGAGTGGAACGCACATCGGAAGAGGTGACGGGCTACGGAGACCCACGCTATTTGGAGATTATACACCGATGCCTCATGGAACGGCGCAAGCTACTCGGACTTTACAGCCCGGAGAAGCGTGAGGTGTCGGGAGAACTTTCGTTTACATCACTACTGATGGAGACAGGCGTAATTGATGCGGAACAATGAGCAAATAAGGGAGGCAGCCACGAAGATGTTTAGTGCATGGAGAGCCGATTGGAACTTGTTTATAAAACAGGCGTTGGGCGTTACGCTTGACGAGGAGCAACAAGCCATAGTGCGAGCTGTGCAGACGAATAAACTCGTATCGGTGAGGAGTGGCACAGCACGCGGCAAGGACTTTGTCGCGGCATGCATTGCGTTGGCATTTCTGTACTTGACACCGAGGTGGAACCGAAACGGAGAGCTCATTGAGAACACGAAAGTAGCACTAACAGCACCGACAGACAGACAGGTGCGCAACATCATGATGCCAGAGATTAGCCGTTTGTTCAACCGAGCCAAGCGCAGAGGGTTCGTGCTGCCGGGGCGATTGACAACATCGGACATCCGCACCGAGAGCGATGAGTGGTTCTTGACCGGCTTTAAGGCGGACGAGCATAACCACGAGGCTTGGTCGGGCTTTCACGCAGTAAACACGATGTTTGTTGTGACGGAGGCAACCGGTATAAGCGATGATACATACACAGCGATTGAGGGTAACTTGCAGGGCAACTCACGCCTATTGTTGGTATTCAACCCCAACACGACAGTCGGCTATGCAGCACGCAGCCAAAAGTCAACACGTTGGCAGAGGTTCTGCCTCAATTCGCTGACAGCCCCCAATGTAGCAGAGCGTAAGATTTGCATCCCCGGACAGGTGGACTACGAATGGGTGGAGGACAAAGTCAAGAACTGGTGCGAGCCAATCGGCAAGGACGAGGTCAAGGAAAGCGAGAACGATTTCGAGTTCGGAGAGCAGTGGTACAGACCGAGCGACCTCTTCCGAAAGAAAGTATTGGGCGAGTTCCCGAAAGTGGACGAGGATATACTGATACCTCCGAAGTGGATAGAGCTTGCACAAGAGCGTTGGAAACAGCACAAGTTAGACAGCCACAACGATGCGATAATTGGCTTGGACGTAGCCGGCATGGGACGAGACTGCACTGTGCAGTGTTACAGATTTGGCAACTACGTTGAGCGTTTCGACAAGCACAACTCAGGCGGCAAGGCAGACCACATGAAAGTGGCGGGAGCGATCATCAACGAGATGCGCAGCCACTCGGGGTACAGTGTTTCGGTGGACACCATTGGCGAGGGCGCAGGAACTTACGCAAGGCTTGTGGAGGTGTGCGAGGAGAGCAACGGTCGTTTGGACGAGGATTGCGTAGTGAGCTGTAAATACAGCGAGGGCGCAAAGACCACCGGCGGAGACGACTTGACTGACGTAACGGGGCAATACAATTTCGCAAACATGAGAGCTTATTTGTTTTGGTGTGTGCGCGATTGGTTGAACCCCGACAACGGCTCGGAGGCAATGCTACCACCGGGAGGGTCTTTCTTTGAGGAAGCCACGGAGATTAAATGGTCGTTCCTATCGAACGGGCGAATAATCATCGAGCCAAAGGAGGACATCAAAGAGCGGTTGGGGCATTCTACGGACGAGTTCGATGCACTTGCCAACACTTTCCACCCCAAAGCGGTGAGAGCAGCAGGAACGCACTACGCAGCAGAGGGAGACTACGACGACATGGATGATATGTTATACTAAACAACAAAGATATGGACATACAAGAGATAACAGCAGTGACGAACAACCCGACATGGACGATTGCCGAGTTGAAGCGCAAGTCTGTTTATGTGCCGGCATGGGCAGACCTGAAAAAAGAGTACGAGCAAAAGTACCACCCGGTTATGGACAAGAAACTCTACCCCGACAAGGTGACGAAAAAGGGGGTGGAAAAGGTGACACGCATCACGTTGGGATTGCCGAAGCTGGCGACCAAGCGCATGACGGAGCTGATGTTT